AAAAGACCCAGCAGCAGCGATCTTTGAGACTGCTGGTCGAGGCAGCGCAAACCGTTTAGGTGACTCGCTAGGTTTTGTTGGTGCTGGACGCACACGTTTAATTGGGCCTGCCGTCTACAAAGCACGGCGCGGAATAGAGCAAGCAATGGTTGCAATGATTAAGAAAACACAAACAGAGATACAAGGCGGTTTGCGCTAATGGGTCTGTCAATACCAATCGTTGCAGAGTATGACGGCAAGGCCGTTGACAAAGCAATTAAACAATTCCAGCAGTTAGAGGGCGCTGGCGCTAAAACATCGTTTGCACTAAAAAAAGCTGCGTTACCTGCAGCCGCTGCAATTGCTGGTATAGGCGTTGCATTGTTTGGTGCAACTAAAGCGGCTATGGAAGATGAAGCCGCACAGGTGCAATTAGGTTTGGCACTGCAAAACGTCACGGGCGCTAGTGATGAACAGATTGCGTCTGCCGAAAAGTTTATTACGCAAATGTCATTGGCTAGCGGTGTGGCAGATGACGAATTACGTCCGGCATTGGCAAGCCTTGTGCGTGGCACTAAGGATGTTGAGACAGCGCAATCAGCATTAACGCTGGCACAGGATATTGCTACAGGGTCTAACAAGTCATTGGCTGAGGTTTCTGATGCGCTAGCAAAAGCGTATGGCGGCAACATGAAAGGCTTACAAGCCTTATCACCAGAGATTAAAGCCATGATTAAAGATGGCGCGTCACTCGATGACGTAATGAATGTTTTAGGTGGCACTTTTGGCGGTGCGTCAGACGCGGCAGCTGCAACCGCTGAAGGCGGCATGAAGCGTTTAGGCATTGCGCTAGCAGAAACTAAAGAGTCAATTGGCGCTGCACTTATCCCAATTATTGAGGCAGCGTTACCAACGCTTATTGCGTTTGGTAGTTTTGCACAAGAAAACACAAAAATACTAATGATTATTATTGGTGTTATTGGTGGTGTGTCGGCAGCGGTTTTAATCTTTAACACGGTGGTAGGTATTGCAACACTTGTAAACACAGTGTTTGCATTAAGCCTTACAGCCGCGCAATTAGCAATGGTCGGCTTTGCCACGTTAGGCATTGGGCTAGTCATTGCTGCACTTGTTGCGCTGTATTTTAAGTTTGACATTGTGCGAAAAGTTGTTGACACAGTTATTGACGGCATTGTGACTGGCACAAAGTTTGCGTTTGACGTACTAAAAAACTATTTCACTGCAGTGCTAGGTATCTACAAAGGCATTTTTAACGGCATTGCATCACTGTGGAATAACACCATAGGCAAACTGTCGTTTGAGTTTCCTGGCTGGGTTCCAGGTCTAGGTGGTCGAGGGTTCAGCGTGCCGAACATCCCGTACCTTGCTGACGGTGGCATTGTTACAGGCCCAACATTGGCAATGATTGGTGAGTCAGGCCCTGAGGCGGTCATCCCTTTAAACGGCAAAAACGGCGGAATGGGCGGTGGCGTAACTATTAACGTGTCTGGCGGTATCTCAACTAGCGCCGAAATAGGCAGATCAGTAGTTGACGCGCTGACCCAATACACGCAAGTGTACGGGCCACTCAATTTGGCTGTCAGGTAATGTCTGGCGCAACCGTCATTACTGGCGGCACATACCTTTTAGAGCTGTCTAGCGGTTATGACGGTGAAGCATTTTATTTAGACCAGTCAACACTTGACGGCCCAGACGTGCTGGACGGTGACGGCGAAGATTACAACGATATTACAGACGTGGCACAACTAATCACGATTAGTCGAGGCCGTCACAAACCGTTAGACGTATTTGGGCCGGGCACAATGTCCGTGTCAATTAGCGTGCCAGTAGGCAACCGTGATTATGACCCGTTAAACACATCTAGCGTTTATTACAATACGTTGACAGATCAGCCGGGCCTAGCCCCGTTGCGCCCGATTAGGCTTAGTCGCAACGGTGAGTACTTGTTTACAGGCGTAGTTACTACTTTTAACCAGACTTACAACATGGCTGGAATGACCACCTACAGCATTGCTGCAGCTGACAACACTTATGTGCTTTCACAAGGGTTTTTGCCCGAAACCGTGACCAGCATCCAAACCTCGTCAGCACGCATTACAGCCGTTTTAAGCGCTGCAACCTACACGGGCGCTACATCCTTAACTGCTAGCCCTACAGCCACGCTAGGGGCTTACACGATCGCTAGTGGCACAAATGTTAATGCCTACATAAACCGCATCCAGCAGGCCGAACAGGGTCGAATTTTCTGTGATCGAGAAAACACGCTAACCGCCCAAGAGCGTGTAGGCACAACGCTGGCAGCCGCTACAGCCACATTTGATGACACTGGCACAGCCACACCGTATGACAGCATCCTCGTTGAGTTTGACCAACAGACCGTTATAAACAATGCCAACATCACTATTGAGTCTGGCGGTACGCTACAAAACGCCAGCGACGCAGCGTCTATTGCAGAGTACTTTACGCAAACTGAGGCAATCACAGACAGCCTTTTAAGCAGTGACGCGCAAGCTGCAACACTGGCAAGTTACCTGCTATATCCAAACCCACGCCCACGTTTTACCAGTGTGTCAACCACATTTGCCAGCCTCAGCGATGCGCAAAAAACGGCGTTAGCGCCAATAGAAATTGGTCAAACCGTGTCAGTCACCAAAACGTTTGCATCCGGCACACCATTAAGCGTCAACCAAGACTTAAGCGTTGAGGGCATAGACCACGTTATAGACATGAACACAGGCCACCGCATGACTTTGTGGACATCGCCAACCGTTATCCTTGACCAGTTCATTTTGGATGACATTACGTTTGGCGTGCTATCTACCACCAACGCGATTTCTTAGGCTAAAGTGCAACTATGACTACGCCGTTTCCATTTGTAGCAAATACTGTTTTAAACGCATCGCAACTTAATGCCATTACAACGTTGCCAATATCGGCTAAGACCGCTAGCGCCACACTTGTGGTTGGCGATGTCGGTTATCGAGTGCAAATGACATCTGCATCAGCGACAACTATTACTGTCAACACAGGCATTTTTAGCGCTGGTGACACGATTTGGATACAAAACATAGGTGCTGGCACTTGCACAATTACTGCCGGCACTGCAACAGTTGGAACGGCATCAAGTTTAGCGTTGGCACAATATGGAGGTGGCACGCTTGTATTCCAAAGTGCTAGTGCTGCTACTTTTTTTAGCCAACAGGCATCGTCTTACGGTGTCGCTACAGGTGGCGCATCATCAAGCATTACGGTTGGCGGCATAAATTACACATTGTTAACTTTTACAACTGATAGCAGCCTTGTTGTTTCTAAATCGGGTTTGTTTGATTGTCTGCTAGTTGGTGGCGGAAACGCAGGTTACGCTTGGGCAGGTGGCGCAGGCTATGCCGGTGGTGGTGGTGGTGCAGGTGGCGTAGTACAACAAACAATATATTTGGCTGCCGCCACATACACGGTTGACATTGGCGCTGGCGCGGCTGGTGTTGCAGGCAACGTTCGAGGCACTAACGGTTTTCCATCAACTATTGGCACAGGCATAAACGCAATAGCCGCCGCTGGTGGCATAACTTTTTTTCCAGATAACGGTGCAACAGGCGCGGTAGGCGGTGAATTGGCATCGTCTGGTGGTGCGCATAATAGTGCAGCATCTAGCGCGTCAAACAATGTGCAAGGCAACAAAGGCGGCTCATCAACCGCTATTACAAACGCTGGCGGCGGTGGCGGATTTGGTGCAGTTGGTAGTAACGGGTCAGTTACAACTGGTGGCGCTGGTGGTGCAGGTTACGATGTCAGCGCGTTTATTTCAGGGTCAGCGCTTTTTAAGGCTGGCGGCGGCGGCGGTGCAGGGTCTGGTGCTGGCGGTGCTGGTGGCTCATCTATCGGCGGTGCTGGCGTAACATCTGGTACAGGCAACAACGGTACTGCTAACGCAGGTTCTGGCGGCGGTGGCTCAACTAACACCGGTCAAGGTGGTAACGGCTCTAGCGGGATTATTTATGTGAGGTTTAAGTGATAAAACAATATTTTGCACAAATTGACGCAGACAACATTGTTATTTTTGTTGCTGTAGTTACACAAGAGTTTATGCAGCAAAATCCTGAGCGTTATCCGGGCACATGGGTTGAAACTTTTTTTGATGTACCTAACAAAACTTACGCAGGCGTGGGTTTTACTTGGAACGGCACAGACTTTGTTGCACCAGTAATAATTGAGCCAGCATGACCGTAAACAATCTGCCTAAGTTTATAATTTTGCTTGTTGGCTTGCTTTGTCTTACTGCGCTAATGATTGCAGACAAAATAGATATGCAATCAGGCGTACCAATGCTAACGATGATTATTGGCTACTCAATTGGCAACGGTGTTAACGCTAAACAAGGCGGCGAGTCATCCAACGTGTTTCGCTCTAAACCTAAAAAGTGATACCAGCCAACCCTAAAGTGACTGGCTCACGGCCGTACACGGGCAACAGCGATGGTGCATCGGCTAGTCATTTACCCGGCATGGATGAGTGGATACGTCAAGCCATCAAATATGGTGGCGGCGCGTTTTGGAATAATGGCTCATGGGGAGTACGCAATATGCGCGGCTCAACCAACCTAAGTGTGCACGCCACTGGTCGAGCAGTTGATCTGTCATACAGACCGTCAGAAAAACATCCAACAGCAAACCGCAAAGCCACAATTGCGTTTATTAACATTGTGCTTGCCAACGCAAACGAGTTAGGCGTTGAGTGCGTGCTTGATTACTTTCCTAAAGCATTTGGGCGTGGCTGGCGTTGTGATCGTCAACGTTGGAAGTCTTACAGCAAACCAGAAATACACGGTGCACCGGGCGGCGATTGGTTGCATATTGAGATAACACCACAGATGGCAGACTCTCCAAGCCTTGTAAAACAAGCGTTTAATCAGGTATTCACCGAACTGCCACAGTGATCCTCTAAGGTCAAATGACCGGCGATAAGGGGGATGCAATATGGCAGATGCCAAAACATACGTTTACGAGGTTTACACCACGAGACTTGACACAGAGCAAATGGTGCTTATTCAGATATTCCGTG